TTGTAATTCTATATACCGCATACTGAACCCGACCTGCCGTTGGAACACCTATTGGCTGTAAGAAAACATTTCCACCTGTTTCCTGTAATAAAACAGTTGCCGCAGTTAGCTCTAAAGCACTAGGAGTAATCCCAAGTTGCGGTGGTGATGCTGTAGGCTGCGCTTTAGTTACTTCATTTATAATGTATTGTTTAAATAAATCTTCATTCTTAGGTGCAGCATAAGAAAGAGGAGCTACAGTTCTTTCAGAAAAATTAGGCCCAAAAACAATTCCATCACCAGATGGGTACGAGTTTTCAAGTTGTCTTTCTAGCCTTTCTTTAAGCCCATTTAAAGCAAGCCCACCAGCTTGTGATATACCAATTAAATCTAATGTAGCAGCCTTCATTGCATTATATGCAGAAGAAGGAGCATCTTCTATATTATCAATCTTAGATACAAAATCATCTAAGTTAGTACCAAGAAAGCTCTCAACACGTTTCTTATAATTAGGATCACGCTCTAATTCAGACTTAGCTGAAAACGCTCTAGCCAAGAAATTAGGATCAGAGCCAACAAGTCGGGCAGAATCCGCAAGGTAATCAAGCATTGCAATTTGTTTTGGCTCAAGCGCAGTCATCATTGGAGACAACATATTCGCGCCCAAATAATTGTAGTCTTTATAATTCATATAACTAGACAACAAAGCAGTTGGATCGCCACCCAAGAAATTACCAGATGCCAACGATGAAAGAGATTCCTTCAAGGAAAGCGGCATAGCATTAAGACCAGAAACAACATTTAATAATAACTGACCCTGCTCAGTTTGTTGCGCTGCTGTATCAGACCAAAATGTAGAAAGAGGTTTGCCCTCAAGTAATCCAGAGAATTGCTCTGTTAAGTACGTATCAAGAAACTTTTGATCTGTAACATTTTTAGGATCAAGTTGTCCTTGGTTTGCTCTTAAAATATTCTCATTATACTTTTGTTGTTTTTCAGCAGCAGCAATTCTATCATTATTAATTGATGCACCACGATTAAAATGTTCTCTAATTGTATTTTCTGTACCAGATTGTTTTGCATAATTAGATGCTTGATCCAATAAAGCTATTTGTTGTTTGCTGAGAAGATCAAGATCACTTGGAGCCTGACCATTTAAATAAGCATAAGCATCTATTGCAGTTTGCTTAGTTGGATTTCCCTCAAAGAACTCATTAATGCTTGCTTGCGCTCCGCGTAATCTAATTTCATTTAGGTATTGATTTCGTAAAGGATCATCTAAGTTTTTTATACTTTGAATATTTGATATACTTTTAGAAACAAGATCATTTGTATTTGCTCCGCGAGTTTTATCTATAGAATCAATAATTACATCATATTCAGATGCCTTATTCGCAGCTTCTACTGATTGAAAAACTTCAACATATTTTCCAGCTGCATCACGATAAGAACCAATAAAAGGAAGAAACCCATCAAGAACTTTAGGGTCTACTTTGCTATTAAGATCAATTAAAGCTAACAGCGCTTTCCTAGAGCTTTTAGGTGCAGCAAAAGCATCCCTTTGAAAAACAGCAGCTTCAAGTTGATTTGTTTCCTCTCTTGTTAATCCATCTACAGCTTGAAGCATTAAGCCTTCTACATGCGCAGAAAAAACAGAATCTCTTCGTTTGAGTATAGCATCAGAAAGGTCTTTATTGTTATTTGCTAAAGCATCTCTCGCCTGACTTGTAGCGTTATTATACTCAGAAATAGCTACATTTCCAATTGCACGAGGATCATAACCAGAGGCTTTTGCTCTTGCATTGTATGCTGACGCAACTCCGTTTTGCTCCAAGTCAAAAATGCTCATAGCATTTTGAGCTTCAATCTCTTCTTTCTTTTGAGATTCAATTACCTCAGCAGCTTGAACCGCATCAGATAATAAGCCATCAGAAAACTTCTCTAGCTCAGATAAAGCGCTATAGTTAGAACCCAAAGACCTCATAGCATCTGCTACATAAGAAAACTCTTTAGGCACCGCACCAGCATTTTGGGTGCCAATAGCATGTTGCAATAGTTTTAATTGATCTGGGTCATTATCAGCTTGAGATAAAGCATATCGAATTAAACCACGCGCTTGAGCAAGCTGGCTGCTTTCACCCATTATAGAACGAGCAGCCTCATCAAATAATCCAGAGTCTACGCCATCATTAATTGTGTTTTGAACTTGAAGACCAACATTATTTGCTACCGTTTGACCTTTTAAAACTGATGGTCCGCCCTGCGCAATCATAGACTCATACGCTTCCAAACCATTCTCAACAGCTTGAGCTTGCGCTTGAGCAGCCGCTACTCGCTCTCTTCTTATTTGAGCAATAGAAAGACTAGTTTTGGTTGCATTTAGATAAGCAGTACCAACATCTTGTATATAAGTTTTAAAAGCTCCCTCAGCATTATTAGACATTTCTGCCATGTAATCAGACATTGCAGATTCATATAAAGCTACACCATTAGGATTTGACTCATACTTAACAGCTAATTCTTTGGCTTTATTTTGTATTTCATCATCATAAGATTGCTGGAATCTGCGCATAACTACGCGCTGGTATGCTTCAGTTGCAATTTGACCAAAGCCTTTAGGTGGAGAAAATGCCTGAGACTTTCCAGTAGTAGGATCAATAGCCATAACCTCATCACGAACTACTGATTCTGCTGCTTCTATACCTTTCTTCTCAGCTTCAAATGCTGCTCTTCTAAAGAAATCACTAGTTAACTGATTTGCGCTATTAGATATGGCTGAACCAATTATTCTGCCACCCTCAGATGCTCTGGCAACACCAATCTTTCCAATCTGGAATTGACGTCTTTCTTTAATTACAGCCATGCTTATGCCTATCTTGTTCTATAATAGTCTGACAAACCACTTGCCAAAGTAGTAAACGCGCCAATAGTTGCCGCTTGTTGTTGCGCCCTTCCTTCTATTCTTGTTGCTGTTGCCTCTTGACGCAAACGAGCAGCTTCAGCAAAGCCCATAAAGTCAGACCTTTTAGTATCATCAGCAGCTATTTGTTTTTGTTTTTCCAGAAAAGCCTTAACTGATCTATCTGAAATATCTCTACCAGCAGCAGAGAATGAGGCAATGTTTGCAGATAAATTAGACCTATACTGCTCCAACCTATCATTATGTCTTTGAAGCGCTTCTGCTTGGCTTCTGACTCTATCTGTTTCTATGTTAAAAGCATTTAAATCAGCCGCACGTCTTTGTGCTTGTCCAGCAGCCAATTGACCAGCAGCACCAACAGCACTTCCAATAAGACCAAGAATCTGCCACATTAAACTATCAACTCCGTAACTATTCCATTTACTTGCATAGTAAGCGGATCATCTTGCTCAATCGTAATCTGCGGATCACGACTATACCCCAAAGAACGAAACTCTTTCTTACCAGTAAATCCAGCAGCCATCGAAGGCTTTCTGCTATTTACCTTTACTGAGTTTGCATTCTTTAAGTCTAAAACAATATTGGTAATACCCCTTGGAGTTCCAGTTGCAGGTCCACCACCCATAGAGGCATCAACCGCATTTGTAATTATCTTTGCTGTATATTTCTTACCCACATAAGCATGAGTATAGTTTTCAGCAGAGTATGCAGAAAGATCAACCTGATTGCTTCCATTTACAGTAAATGCACCAAGAGAATACTGAGTAGAGTTCTTAATTGCTATTACATCAACAGAATCTCCAGAAGAATACACCGCACTTACATCAACAAGATTTGTTGATATTGCACCATACAGCCAGAAATCTAGGCCAACTTCAGTATCAAACTCACAGAGTTGCAAGTTACCATCTGAGTCATACACATTGGCAAATATACGATCCTCAATAGCACAAACAGAACCAAAGGTTCCAGCCGTTGTTACTCTGGTCCAAGCCGCTCTACGCTCTGCCCTGTTCGAGGTAAACAAAACCATTTCACCATTAGTCATGGTAAATGCAGCATAAGAATCTGGCAGACCAAAACCACTGTGCGCAACAGCAGCATACTTTGGCGTATCAATTAAATGCGAAGCAATCGTAGAAATAGCAACAGAGCTATAAGCATCCTCTGCATCGGTATAAAGATACTCGCGTATAATCTTACCCTTTAACTCACAAAATATTGTAGCCCCATCAATTTCAACTGGCTTTACAAACTCAACACCAAATGGTGTTTGTTTTCTAATCTGAGCATTTGTTGGCGTGATTGCTTGGTTAAGATATGTTGGCACATAGAGTTCGCTTGAAGCGGTAAACACTTGCAGGTCACGATTAGAAATCAAATACCGTATTTCATTTACATCGCCCGTTGCTGCAATAAGATTGATTGAATCCGCATCAGCAGCCTCACCAACATCAAAGTTAAAGTATTCTCCAATCTTACTAAACCAAAGTGCATCAGGTTCAGCTATTGTACCACCGTAAACCAATCTGTTTTCATGGAAGGTAACAGCAGCAGGGTATCCTCGTTTTGCTGAGAATGATTGCTCATCCCAATCTGCTGTAGGTGAATGCGTTGTAACTGTTACATAACCACCACCATCCGCAGCAGAAGATGCCGATCCACCCGCAGTAAATGTAAAGGTGTTTTCGTCAATAATACCACTTACAGTTCGAGCGCCATTTAATTGACCAGTATTAATACCACCAACAGAAGAAGCATTTGATATAGTAATACTTTCACCGCCAGAAAAACCATGAGCCAACATAGTAACTTCTACAGTTGCACTGCTATCAATAGTGCGAAGTGGATTCAAAACAGATAACCGCGTTGATAATTCATCAACAACATCGCCAGTTGCTTGAGTAGAAGATTGAACACTGGTTATTGTAATTTCATTCCCACTATATCTTACCGTTACTCCAACGTGCAAAGAGCTAAGATAGTTACCACCAGACTGCCCTCCCGTAGTATCCCAATAAGCACTGCTGGTTGTTAATGTAATACCAGTGCCAGTTGTTGCGCTAGGATCAAGTGTTACTCCTTGGCTTTGGAACTTAGAATAAGGCTGAAAAATAACACTATTATCTAAGCGCTGATCAAAAGTATAAGTGCTTATTTCAAATGTTGTGAGGCTGGTTCTTGTTAGCAATCTTGGCGCAAACAATGGATGGCATATCCACATCACATCCCCGCGCTGCGTTGCTGTATATTGTTTGATATACTCTCTATCAAATGGCAAAGCATTGCTATTTACGTCTTGAGTAATATTTGCAACAAGACTTACCGTTCCATCTGTTAGAAGGCGAAAACATCTTACTCGCCTGTTTTCTACAGAAATAACATACTCTTCATTCTGGTCGAAAATAAAAGGAAATAGGTGGGACTGTTCTTCTTCAGTAGTCGTTGAGTATTGATAAATTTCAGAGCTAGCATCAACATAGTACATTTTTGAATCATCAGTTTTAAAAAATATACCTTGTCCTCCTGTTCCCTGAGCATTTACAGAAAAAGAAATATTATCATATGATGCTGTCGAAATGTCCCATGCTGTTGATAGTGAAAATTGATAAACAGAATCTTCAGAAGAAGCCGATACAAATGTTCCTAAAATAAACATTTTCTTCCCATCGGAAGTAAATTTCACATCTACAGGGTTGTCATAAGGCTCTGAACTTAAATCTAAAGATTGAGTGTATGAAGCTGTAGAAATATCCCACGCTGTGGAGAGCGTATATTCATATACAGAATCGTTAGTGGTTCCAGTTATAAATACTTTTGTGCCGTCTGGTTTAAAAAATAAACCATTTGGTGTTGGTGCTTGACTACTAACCGAAAAAGTTACTTCCGCAGCAGCCGTAGAAATATCCCATGCTGTTGATAAAGTACGCTCACTAATAACAGCAGTTCTAATACTATAAAGTTTTGTCCCATCTGATTTAAAAAATATGTTTCTTGGATTGACGCCCATTCCTGCAAGTGTTTGAACAAATAATCCACTGCTTAAATCCCAAGCTGGATTCATACTATACTCATGCACAGAGTCGCTAGAGGTTCCAATTATATAAAATCTAGTTCCATCATCTTTAAAAAATACACCACTTGGTGTTGTTTCTTTTGCAGAAGTATCAAAACTTACTTCATCATAAACTGCATTTGTAAGATTTGGAGTATCAGTATTTGAAGAGCTATAGCTTAATCCATAGTCATAGATATGTTTTAGGCCGTATCTTTTTTTCAAAGACCCTTCAGCAGTAACTACCATATTCTCTACGCGCTGCGCAGATGCAGGATACACCGCAGTATCAGTTCTCATTACTAATGAATCACTGACTTCTCCAAACTGAAAGCTGTTCTGAGCAACTCTAACTTTTTGCATCAACTACGCCTTTCAGCAATAAACCTCGATGTGTGGAGTTTTCTGGTGGTCTGTTGTTGTGAATCCAGACGCCTTGCCTTTATAAGCTGGCGCTCTGCCTTTTCCTCAAAAGCAGTTGCCAATGAAGCATCCCTAGCAACAGACATAGCAAGCATTGAAGCAACAGATAGCTCAACACCAGTAATAAAGTAAGAAGGCCAGTTAGCCTCATCCGCTCTAAAGATATAATCAGCAATCACAGTATCGGTTGTTGTTGCATCGCAAAACGCATTGCCTTCATAAATATCATACTCAATTGGCAGGTCTTGGATTGTAATGACTGAAATCATCAAAGAGTCTGTTGGCAGTGCATAAGAAGCATCCCAGCGTGTTAAAGGTGCAGTGCCATTTCTAGTAAGCTGCGCTTGTTTAGATGCAAACCTCCATCTTGTACTTGTCAAAAGACCTTGAGCAATATCCTCATATACAGCATTAGCAACCGTTGCTTCGGCAGTAGAGTCGCTAAATGAAGAAATAGCATCACCGCCAATCAGGAGGGATGCTCTCGAACAAATCAATAATGGTGTGTTTGCTATCGTTGGCATGGCAGTATGGGGGCCGAAGCCCCCATTCCCTTATTAGTCGCC